TATAGTTATAAGGTAATAACTAATGGCACGGGAAATATATCATTTAACTAAAAAAATATGGCATATTACGCATTTATAAATGAAAATAATTTTGTAACATCAGTTATATCTGGTGTTGATGAATATATATACCAAAATGATAATGGTGTGATGGTTGGAGGTTCTTCTGAAAATTGGGAAAAATGGTATGGTAATTTTACTAATAAAATATGTAAACGCACATCTTACAACACACGTGGAGGTATTCATTATCAAGCGGACAACAATACACCAAGCCAAGACCAAAGCAAATCATTTAGAAAAAACTATGCTGGCATTGGATATTATTATGATAGTATTAGGGATGCTTTCATCCCTCCTAAACCTTTTCCTTCTTGGACATTAAACGAACAAACTTGCCTTTGGCAAAGCCCAATACCTTATCCAAACGATGGCAAAATGTACACATGGAATGAAGAAACAGGCAACTGGGAAGAAATAAACCTAACACGATGAAAATAGCTATATTTACAAACATCAACTCTCCAGCTACCGACTTTTATCGAACGGTTGGCTGCTATGCCTATATGGGGCATGATATTAGATACCTTGCCATTGAATCGGCAAAGTGGTATGATTTAATGGATGTTGATGTGGTGGTGGCTAAATCTCCTAATGGCATGGCTTACTTTGAGATGCTAAGAGAGTGCAAAAGGATGGGTAAAAAGATTATCATTGACCATGACGATAATCTACACGAAACAACACGCACTAATCCGGCACACCTTGGACTAAGCCATGAGGCAATGAGAAAAACGGTCGAGGATTGCTTCGGCTTTGCTGACCACATTATTTATTCTACCGATGCCTTGCAAAAATACTATATTCCATATCACGAAGGCATTGCAAGCACAGTTATAAATAATGGATGGAATCCAATCATTCAACCATTTATGCCAGTACCTAAGATAGAAGATAAGATAAGATTTATTTGGCGCGGTTCAATGCATCACTTGGATGACATAGGCAGTATAGCGAGTTATATAAATGAGTTAGCGGAAGATGAGAGCTGCGATGTTGCCATGCTTGGCATACAGGATTTTATAATGGCTCATTTGTTTCCCAAGGTAAAAACAAAGGAATGGAATAGTTCACTATTTGGCTATTTTGAAACATTAAACAATAGCCAATGTCATTATGGGTTATTTCCGTTACTCAAAAACGATTTCAACTTTGCCAAAAGCAATATATTTGCTATTGAAATGTTAGTTGCTGGAGGAGTTACCATTGCACCAAAGGGCATACCAGAGTACAATATACCAGGTGTGATAAAGTATGAGGACTTTGGCGATGTTATGGAGGCAGTGAAAAACAAGGACTTTGACAGAGATGCGATAGTGAAAGAGGGAAGGGAGTATTTAAACGATGTGCTTAGAGTGGATAAGACAAACAAAAATAGAGAACTAATTTTAAATAATTTAAACTAATAAACTATGAGTGCTTTTTCAAATTATTTGGAAGACCAAATAACAGGATGGATAGCAGGAACATCTTTTGCAGCTGCTCCTACTGCTACTTTTGTACAGTTATACAACGGTGATCCGACAGACACAGGGTTAGGTGGTACTCCTATTGTAATTGCAACTGCGGCAAGAACATCTATTGCCAGTGGCGCAGGGTCATGGACAAGAGGAACGGCTGGTAATGGTACTATTACAAATGCATCTGCTTTTACAATTACATCAAGTGCAACGGCTACGGCATCTGCTACTCACGTTACAGTTTGGGACGCAAGTGCATCTGGTAATTTACTTTTCTTTGGTCAATTAACAACTGCAAAAACTATTGCATCTGGCGATGAAGTTAAGTTTAACGCATCTGCATTAACTTTAACAGTTGCCTAAATATTAGGAGAATACTTAGGTGTTCTCCTAATTAATATTTTACCATGGGATATTTATCAGCTAAACAAATAAATCACCTTAAAGACCTTCAAAAGTCTAACTACTCAGGTAGAAGGAGCTTTCAAGGTATGTCATTAAGAGTGGTAGGTTTAGCAGATGCAGTTATCGAATTTGCTGAACTAATGGAACAATGTACGGTAAAAGAGAGAAGTAGAGTAATTGATTCAGCTACTCCTATCGCATTAGAGGTATATAAGTCATTAGTACCAGTAAGTAGTAAGCCACATAGAATTAGTACCAATCCTTTCAAAAATAAAAAAATGCAAGGATGGGAAGAAGGTGATCGAGCGTCAATGATTGTACAACCAGGTAATTTAAGAAAGTCTATTATTGATTTATCTAAAAATGTTAAATCATATAGATATGCAGTTGGAGCGGTAGGTCCTTTGTATAAAAGAGGTACAATGAATAAAGGCATTAATAGCAGCGAAGGAACTAACGGGTTTTATGCTCACATGGTATTTGGAAGTACAAGAGCCTGGTATAACAAGATAGTAGTAAAAGCAAGGAATTTAAGTAGGGAGAGAGTAATTAAAACGATGCGTAATGAATGTATATTTATTATGCAAGAGAGACCTAAAAAATTCTGGCAAGTATTATGATAGGAAAGCTAATATACGGAAAGTTAAGCGCAGAGCCAACAGTTGTAGCGATTGTAGGGCAAAAGATATATCCAGACTTAACACCGCAAGATGTTCAATATCCTTTCTGTGTTTACACTATTATTAACTCTACTGCCATTGATTTTAAAGATGGTCAAAGTAATTTGGAAGAAGTACAAATACAAATAGACTGTTATACGCAAAGTTATGACAGTACACAAGAGCTTGCAAACAACATAAGGAATAGCTTAGATAGATTTGTAGGCACAGTAAACGGTATAAGTGTTCAAACGATTAAATATATGTCCAGCGAATCAAATGTTTACAATCCTACATTAAATGTTTATTGGACATCAGTTGATTTTATGGCAAGAATGAAACGATAAATATGAAACTAAGATTAATAAAAATTTGGAATGGCAAGCCAGTAGGCGCAACAGGAGTATTCCTTTCCGACTTTGGCAAGCAACTTGTTGCCGATGGCATTGCAGAGCATCTTGATGATGATTTTGTAGTGGAACAAATGCCAGAGAAGAAAGTGCAAGAGGCACCTCAACCTATTTATATTCCTGTGCCAATGCCTATGGAGTATTTTGAGCATGAGAATGAATTGGAAAAAATAGATGTTAATATAGATTTGTCAAAAGCTAAAAAATAATATTATGGCAACAACTGGAATTATTAATGGTACGTTGATGCGCTTGTATAAAGATTCAACTGCAATCGGTTACGCGACATCCTGCCAAATGAACATCTCCGCAGCCATGCGTGAAATCTTAACAAAAGATTCAGCAGCTGGAGGATGGAGAGAAGTAAAGAAAGGTCAACTTTCCGGCACACTTTCCACAGAGGCATTATATGCCGGGCCTGGTGATTCTTCTACTAACTACTTGTTTGATGATCTCTTTACCGACTTAATATCGGGCACAGCATTAACTATTAAATTTACTACCGATGTGCAAGGTGACAATGTGTTTACAATGTCTGCTATTTGTACATCATTAGATTTAAATGCAGCTGTAGAAGAGAATACAAGCTATTCAGCATCCTTTGAGGTTACTGGTGCAATCGTGAAGACAACAAAAGCATAATTTTAAATCCTAACACATGAAAACAATAACAATAGCCAACACATCCATACCGATTAAATTTGGTATGTATGTGTTAGGTACATTTCTAAGGGAGAGGAAACTTAAATTAAGTGACCTTTCCCTTTTAGGAGAAGACCTTTTACTTGCCCTTGAACTTGCCTTTACTGGAGTTGAACATGGTTACAAAGCCAAAGGGGAGAAATGCCCTTTTACTTTACAATCTTTTTGCGACTTGGTAGATAAAGACATGGGAGGAATATCTCGCATAATGGAAATGATTTCAAATGAGATTTCACCGCCAGAAGATGAGAGCCAAAAAAACGTAGTGGCGAAGGAGGAGAACTTACCCTTGAATACATCGAACGATTTTGTTTCGGAGTTTTAAGGTTTCTTCCTTCGCAATATTACGAAATGAGTTTTAAAGAGGTTATTATAGCTATGCAAGGTTATAATAACCAATTTGAAATAGAACAGCAATTTGAGTGGGAAAGAGCCAGGTGGCAAACAACACTTTTATTAAATGTTCATACGGCAAAAGGCAAGTCAATTAAGCCTAAAGATTTGATTGAATTTCCTTGGGAGACAGATAACGTAAAACCAACTAAAAGAAGTTTGTCAGAAGTTGACAAGTCAATTTTTGAGAAATGGGATAAAGAGTAGATAATGGCATTAGGTAAACTGAATTTAAAACTTGGCATTGATGTAAGTAACCTTGAGAAAGAACTTGGCAAGGTTGAGCGTAGTATGGCAAGGTTTGGTGGTAAGATGCAAAGTGTAGGCACTACATTATCACAATCACTTACATTGCCTATACTTGCACTTGGAGGAGCAGCTTTAAAATCCTTTGCCGACATGGAGAGGTTGGAATTAGGATTAACTGCCATTATGGGCAGTAGTAAGGCAGCTGAAGTAGAATTACAAAAATTAAGAAAAACTGCAGAGAATCCTGGTCTTGCATTGCCACAAGTTGTTCAAGCATCATCTACATTACAAGCTGTTGGTTTAAGTGCAGACGCAGCGCGAGAAACTATATTGCAGTTTGGTAACGCTACTGCCAGAGCAGGTAAAGGAGCAGTAGTTTTTGATGAGTTAATTTTTGCCTTTTCTAAAATACAATCTACTGGGAAAATAACACAAGAATCTATTAATCAAATTGCTGAAAGATTACCAGGTTTTAGTACATTATTACAACAAACATTTGGAGCATCTACGGCAGAAGGAATAAATGCGACAGGTATATCTGCTGAAGATTTCTCTAAAAAAACAGTAGAGGCATTATCTAATTTACAAAGAGCTCAAGGAGGTTTAGGAAATAGTTTTGATAACTTAACAGACAATATTACAGCATCACTTGCAGAACTTGGTAAAGTAATAAATACAAGTTTAAATGTAGATGCAATTTTTATAGCATTATCAGATAAATTAAATTATTTAGTTCAAGGTTTTAAAAAATTAAATCCAGAGACACAAGGATTTATTGTATATGCTGGCTTAATTGTAGCAGCTATTGGTCCTGCAATTTTTATAGTAGGTAAAATGATTACTACTTTTGGTGCATTAGCAGGTACTACAAAAATGATTATTGAAACTTTTGGAAAACTAAAAGGAGCAATTATTAAAGCATTTACAACTATTCTTGCTAATCCTGCTATACTTGGTATTACTTTAGCTATTGCTGCTATTGGTGCAGTTGCTTTATATGTTTATGATAACTGGGAGGCATTTGCAAGTAGGTTTACAAATATTTGGATAAACATTAAAAACAGTGCAAACAAGGGAGTAGCTGATTTTATGATGGCTATTGATAAGTTACAAAAGTCATTTGGTGTAAAACTATTTGACGTGACTGGGCTTACATCCTACACAGCAGAGCAAAAGGTAGTACAAAAAGAATTTAAAAGTATAGGAGAAACAGTTGATAGTTTATCTGGTAAATTAAAAGGTTTATTTTTAGCTAAACCGAAAACTGGTACAACAGATGAAACAATTATAGATAAAACTAAAACTGATACTGTTGGTGGTACAGGAACAGCAATTAAAATAGATAAAAGTTTATTTAAATTTGATGGTTATAAAACTTTAACTGAAATATCAAAAGCTAAAGAAGACTTAGATAAAGCAGTATTAACTGAACTTGGGCCTAAAATACAAGAGCAATTAGGTTTTACAAATAAAGGTTTAGATGCAACTTCAAGAGGAATGAAACAAGCAGCTATTGATGTAGCTGTTTTTGGGCTTGCAATGAAAACTAATGCTCCTGCTTTTGCACAACCATTTACAGCAGCTGAAGAAGCTGCGGCTAAATTACAAGATAAGATTATAGATTTATCAGATTCTTTTACAAATATTTTAAATGGAGCGTTAAACGATTTAGCAGTTGGATTTGGTGAGCAATTAGGCAATGCTTTAACTGGTGCAGGTTTTGGAATAAAAAATTTACTTGTGCCATTAGCTGAAGCAATTATATCATTTGGTAAAATGGCTATTCAAGCAGGTATTACTGCATTAGCTATTAAAAAGGCTCTTACATTGGCACAGGCTCCTCTTGCGATTGCCGCAGGTATTGCATTAGTTGCAATAGGTACTGCAATTAAAAATGGAATAGCTACTCCAAAACTTGCCGAGGGCGGCTTGGCATTTGGGCCTACTATGGCAACGGTAGGTGATAACAGGAACGCTCGTGTAGATCCAGAAGTAATTGCACCTTTATCAAAATTAAAATCAATGATGGGAGATATGGGAGTAGGTGGTAGCCTGGAAACAAGGATAAGCGGAAATGATTTGATTATATTGTTAAACAGGTCTCATAAGGGATTAAGTAGAGTTCAATAATGGCAATAAGGTTTTCAACGACAGTATATAACGAGAAAAGTAGAAAGATTACTGTATCTATAAAAGATAGTGCTTTCTCTGGTACTGTGAAAACATTTGATACTTTGTCATTAGGCATCCAGTACGATAGTGAAAGCTCACAAGGACAGGAAAGATTTACTCCTATCATTGGTTCGCGT